TCAAGAGTCAGATAAGTATTTGGAGATGATCCAATCAACTCGCCAGCAGGAACTGAAACAGCGAGCTGAGGAAGCGATCAACACTCTACAAAAAGAAATCCCTGATTGGTCAGAGGATCTTTACAACAAGATCAGAAAATATGGTGTTAGCCAAGGCATTAGCCAGCAAGACATCGATCAACTTGTAGATCCAGCAGCTATCAAATTGGTGTTGAAAGCTATGAAGTACGATCAAGGCAAACAAGTTGCCGTCAAAAAACGTACTAAAGCACCTCAACGAGTACTTAAACCTGGTGCAACTAAACCGCAAAGCCAAGCCACACGGACCAAGCAGCAAGCAATGAATGCTCTTGCTAAGTCTGGCACAACTGACGCGGCAAGGGATGCATTTTTAGCGCGATGGTCTGCTAGTGACTAATCTTTAGCCCTATAAGAGGAATCAATGGCTACATATACCACGTACAATCAGATCGGAATCAAAGAAGATATTTCCGATATCATTTCAAACATTTCACCTACAACTACACCTTTCCTGTCATCAATTGGCAAAGAGTCTGTCAAAAACACTCTGTACCAATGGCAAGAAGACTCACTTTCTGCAACCGCAGAAAATGCTGAGGTCGAAGGCTTTACTGCTGCAGATCTGACTTTGACACCAACCGTAATGCGGTCGAACTACACTCAGATCCAGTCAAAGACTATCAAGATCTCAGCGACTGCAGATGCTATCGACGCTTACGGACGGGCACAAGAGACTGCATATCAACTTTCAAAGAAAGCTGCAGAATTTAAGCGTGACATTGAATTTAACCTTGTTGGCGATCGCACCACAAATGGCAATGACGCTGCTGCTGGTACATCATCAACAGCTCGTTTGACTGCTAACGTGCACGGTCAGGACGCAGGTTCTGTCGACGTTATCAACTCAGCCGTCATTGAAGATGCAGGCACTTCTGGTACACCAGCTGCGCTTTCTGAGCAGGACATCTTGAACCTCGGCCAAAAGCTGTATGACGAAGGTGCAGAAGCATCAGTGTTGATGATCAAACCAGCCGACTCAACCGTCATCGCTGGCTTCACACGTTCCGCAGTCGGCTCAGGCAACGCACGCCAAGAGCACTTCGTAAATGGTGGACGCACACTGATGAACGTCGTTGACGTCTACATCTCACCTTATGGTGAGCAGCGTGTCGTAATGAACCGCTTTATGAAGACATCAGTAGCTCTAATGTACGATCCAGCAAACTGGAAGATCTGCGAACTACGCCCAATGACTCGTGAGCTTCTCGCGAAAACAGGTGATGCAGACATGCACATGATGGTGACCGAATATGGTCTGAAGCACACCAACTACAAGGCTTCAGGCTTGATCCGCTATCTGAGCTAGTCAAGTTTGTGCGGGTGTCCTCCGGTTGTGCTCTCCTTACGGAGGGCACTCGCACTCATTTTTAAGGAGATACAATGAATAAAACATTGATCGACACCAATATGGCAGTCGCCCAAGATGCTGACGGTTTATATCGAACCCAAAGCCAAGAAATCTCATCAGATTTTTTACAAGAACTTCAAAATCAAAAAACAGCTGGTGGATACACCCAAAGCGGCGAAATGCTCAAAATGGCATCTATCCCAGTTGTGATTGTTGAGCAGATGCTCAAAGAGGGTGTCGACGTTTATAAAGCACCAATCAAAGACATTGTTAAGTGGCTTAAAACGCACGACATGGACCATTTTATAACGACTTCTAAGAGGATCTAACATGGCAACTTTTGCAGACCTTAAGCAAGACGTCATTGACCTTATCAACCGCAATGACTGCACCGACGCTCTTGCAGCGACGTTTGTTACACAAGCGCAACGCCGTCTGCTAAGAACATTACGCCTACCTTCTCTTGAACAAAAACACGAAATTATTGCTGGCACAACAACACCAGCGATTTTTGATAGCGCAACTGGCATCTATTATATTCAAGGTGATTTTTTAGAGCTGATTTATATTTTTGACGAAGAGCGCATTTTAGAGCGTGTGCCTTTGCGCAAGTTTTTAGATTTAAGCAAAAAACACCCAGCTTCTGGTGAGCCAAAGTTTTATACGCGGATTAAAAACACGTTCGAGCTTAAGCCTAAACCACAAACAGGACATAAATTTTGGGTGATGTATGTCGCAGATGACACACCACTTGTAAACAACACTGACACAAATACGCTTTCAGTTTCTTGTCCAGATTTAGTCGTTTATGCCGCTGTTATGTATGCAGCTGATTATTTTAACGACTCACGCAAACCTCAATTTGAAGACGTATACAACAAGATTTATGCGGATGTCGCCTCGCTGGCTGACGCCACAGACTCTTTGACAGCAGATGCGTCTGTTCAACCATCGTTCAACTTTGAACAAGATCTTTTAAATTAAGGTGAAAACAGATGCCAATTAGTTCCGTATTTCAAGTTGTGAGCCCAGACCCACAACAAGTGCAGTCTCTTGTAACCACACTAAACGGCTATGTTACTACAACTGCTACCTCCGAAGCTGCTGCAGCAACCTCAGAAGCTAATGCTGCAACCTCAGAAACCAATGCCGCCGCAAGTGCCGCATCAGCCCTAGTCAGCAAAAACGCAGCCGCATCAAGCGCAGCTTCTACAGCTTCAGACGCTGCGTCAGCAACAACCTCCGCAACCAACGCTGCCACATCAGCCGCAACAGCATCTGGTCATGCGACTTCAACAGCCGCAGACGCTGTTCAAACAGCCGCAGACCGCGTTCAAACTGGTTTAGACCGTATCGCTACAAATGCCGATGCCGTCCAGACAGCCGCAGACCGTGTTCAGACTGGCTTGGACGTAACGTCATCAAATGCTTCAGCAGCGGCAGCATTGTCTAGCCGGAACGCAGCGGCGACCTCAGAAACCAACGCAGCAGCTTCAGCCGCATCGTCATCTGCCGATGCCACGGCTACTGCAAGTGACCGTGTACAAACTGGCCTCGATGCCGCTTCTACAGCCGCCGATGCACTAGCTACAGCCGCTGATAGAGTGCAGACTGGCCTCGATGCCACTGCATCAGCTAACTCAGCGTCAGCAGCCAATACAAGCGCATCAGCAGCCTCTGCATCTCAGATTGCAGCAGCGTCCAGCGCAGCTTCAGCAGCCGCAGTCTTTTCCGACTTCGAGGACAGATACTATGGCCCTCACGCATCAGACAGCGCAGCGCAGACACACGTTACTGGTCTTGGCCTGACGGTTGACCAAGGCGACCTATACTTCAATAGCACTGCCAATGAGATGCGGGTTTACGATGGTGGTTCTTGGGTTGCAGCTTCTTCGGCTGGTGGTGCTTCTCTTATCAACTACAACTTCACTGCAACAGCATCTCAGACTGCTTTCAGTGGGTCAGACGACAACAGCAATACACTCAGCTATACCGTAGACAATTTGATTGTCACACGGAATGGTGTGGTCTTAGAAGACGGCACTGATTACACAGCAACAGACGGCTCGACTATTACGCTTTCAGTAGCAGCAGCCGCTGGCGATGAAATCAATGTAGTAGCGTTCAAATCGTTCACCACTGCCGATATGGTCTCAGCTACGAATGGCGGCACATTCCAGTCTAATGTAACTGTGAATGGCACAATGACTGCGACTGCCTTCTCAGGTGATGGCTCTAGTCTCACAGGCATCCCGACACCAACCCTGACTAGCCTTGGTATCCCTAATCACGATGACATCACGGTTGATGCGTCAGGCAACGTGGGCATTGGGACGAGTTCGCCTAGCACTGACGCAAAACTGACGATTGATAGCGGAACAGACAACGGTGCTTTATTTCTTAACAGCACTGATGGTGATGTTGCTCTTTCTTTGGCAGACAATGCAGGTCACGTTCGCTTGTTGCAAGCTGGCGGTGCATTAGCGTTTCGTGTCGGCGGTGATGCAAATACAATGTTTACTGGCGATTCAGAAGCCGGACGCTGGGATGCAAGCGGCAATCTGCTGGTTGGGACGACAACAGTATCTTTATATAATACTGCGTCTGAAGTAGGTTCTCGTGTTGGTGATGGCGTTTTAATGGTAACACGAAGTGGAAACACCCCTGCTTATTTTAATAGGCTTTCAACTGACGGTGAAATTTTATCGTTCCGCAAAAACGGCACCAATGTGGGAAGTATTGGGACTAAATCTGGAAATCCATTCATTGCTAATACCGCGACAGGGGTTAAATTCACAAATGAACTTGAACCTTGTGACAATAACGGAGCAGATGCAGATACATATGTAGACCTCGGCAAGT